AGCCAGTGGTCGCTAACCACTACGAGACTGCGCCAACCAGAAACCCTGGTGACAATGAGAGGGGGGCCTACTAAACCGTATGCCTATCCTAATCCAAATCGCCTCCTGAAACGCAAGGAGCGAGCCGCCATTGTCATGACGAACGAGTTAGTACGGAGAAGGATGCTGTACTCCTACTACTTCGGGAGTTTCCGCCCGAGACTTCAATCGGGGTACAGGCCTACGTTCTTCGGCGTGGTCCCACCTCACTCTCATTATCACCCCCACCGCCCCTAGGGGCATTTCTGGCCAAGGGACCACTTCCCAAGTTACTCGTCCGTAAACAACTGAGAGCCATAAGCGGCAAGCTCTCTTAGGACGAGATCTTCTCTTATACTGACGTAATCTGCAGGCAGAAAACGCAGTTCTTCTTCTCCCCTATGCGCGGGCACTTTTAACGCCCTCAACTTCCCAAGGTAAGAAAGCCGAGACCAGGGCTTTACAGCCCTGTACGCATAGGTCCGACGTACATAACCTACAGACGGGTTAAATACGTCTCTCTTCCCCCCTCCCTCCCGACCTGTAGCCCACTGGTGCAGGTACAAGGCTACTTGCTCATCGGGATCTAGTCGCCTTCGGACGGCTAGAAGCAATGTGGAATCCCCTTTGGGCGGACTCGGAAGACAGGTAAAAGACCTGTTCCACATTGACCGATGCCGCTCGTGAGCGACATAGGACTTGGGATGCAACCCAAGCTGGGAGGGAAGAAAACCCCATTTCTTTCCGATTCGTGAGCGGATGAAAGCATCCGTCCACACAATTGAGCCGGCGACTGCCTTTGCGGCATGCAGCATCCCGGCATAATCGGTCAGAAAACCACCTCTCCGCAGGTGACGTATCTCACGCCACCTGCCCCCTCTGCCTCTTAGAAACCCAGTCGAGTTGATCTCTGCAATGGTTTCGGATCGAATTGTCTTCAGATCGTTCATAATGTACCCGCTAGGGTAATCTGAGACTTCGAGATAACGGTTGGCCGACACAAGGGTGTCGTCGCCGTTAACAAGGACATTGCCTTCTTCTCCGCGCAGCGCCCAAAGCGCTGCCAGATAAGAGTGAAGACAAAGGAGGGGAAAGGAGAGATAACTCCCCATCATCTGCCCATGCGATACTTCCTTCTCCTCTCCGGCACAATCAACAAGTGGCCGGAGTGACTGGTGTGCCCGTAAGCGCACCGGTCCTGGAATTTTCTGACTCTTCCGAAGTAAAGAGCCAAGTATCGCCTCTGTCACATCAAGTGACAGGTTATCTGTGGCGGCTACCAAATCAACCGAGGTTTGGTAACGGTAAACACAGGCAGATGATATTTTCGCCTCCGTAGGTGGTCCGACAAGGCGCCAACTCTGTCGCATCAGATGCGATTCGATGACTTTGTGTAACGGTGCTAGAATCTCTGTAGTCTCGTCGTAAATCACGAGAGGCCTGCACTTTCCAGCACTCATCACTTCCTTGTACCGGGCTCTAACTGGCTGATCGATCGGAACTGATCGGCCATTCAAGCACTGCCTACGGAAATCTTTTCCCTTTCCAGCAAACCACAAATCCGCGCGCTTGGCGGTCATGCGGGCTGTAGGGTTGGGTACATGAGACCAAACAAAATTCTCATAATTCCGATCCCAACCATAAGGAAAGATTTGAGATACCTTCTCGCGGACGAACCGCAGGTACTCAGGCGAAGAGGAGGGGGGCTCCGAGAACGCGTTCTGCTCCCAAGCAGGACGCGCGGGGGGCGTATGCTGACTACAGCCTCGTGGGAGGCTGCGTTTAATTGACGCGACGGAATGGGCAAATTCCCATCGCTCGTGTTTCAGCAAACGCGACAAGGTAAGAAGGCCGTCACAGTCTCGCTGGCGAGACTGTCTACGTGGAAACGTAACGGAAGCCCTCTTCCTACCTTGTAGGAGAAGATAAGAGAGATACTTGTTAAGATCCTTAGCTTGAAGATCCGGCAATTCGCATCCAGGAATCCTGAATCGAATCCGAATGAGCATCAAGCCATTGGAAATGGTCTCTCTTGTGTCGCAAGCGCTGCGAAAGCAGCCGCGACACGTTTGAGCCTCGGAACCAGTTGTGGGTTTAACCGAGGCAGCGGTGCATGTTGTACGAATACGTGTGCCAGACCTTGACATGGTAATGCTTGTTAGCAGCCAGGTGTCAGGGGGATCCTTTAACG